AATCCCAAGCTTCTTGGATGCCTTTTTGAACATCTTCTGATATCGCTCCAGACTCAACCAATTTTGATATTGCATCAATCATTATTTTAGGTCCTTTATTATGTTTGTTAACGCCTCTTTGAGGAACTTCTGTGCTTTTGCATCATTTCTAACTTCAGCCGCCAAACCTTTTGCCATATTACCACCCTTTGTATTCATTAGGTGTTCGTAAATTGGCGTGGGGTAAGCACCTGGTGCCGAAGGTTGAGCCACAACATCAACTGTGATGATCTCAAAGTCTGAAACTTCGCCGCTTCCGTACTCGGACATGTTTCCAGATCCTCTACTTGATACGCCTAGTTTCACACCTGATTCCAACATAGTTTTGACAAGTTGGCCCATTGGTGTTGGTAAAATTTTCATTTTACCGTATCCATTTGGTCCGTCCATCCACATCTCTGTAATCATGTGGGACACACGGTCCAAATTAATCTTTAAATCATCTGGGTGATCCACTTCACCTAATACAGAGTATCCTGAACTAATCTGATCATTCAGTGTTTTAGTTGCTTTCGCAATTTCCTGCACTGGATAAACTCTCTGATTAGCATTTTTAATCCCACCTTGAATACAGATACCTTTCATGTACAAATCTTTGCCGTCGTTCTCGTGCAAAATCTGTACTCTGGCTTCGTTAAAAGTTAGATTCTCTCTTAGGTACAATGAAGTCATCCTTCGATCTCCTGTTTAAACAACAATTACTTTGAAGCTACTGGGCTTTTCTTTCCGGAAGCATCAGAACCATCTTTGTGGTCTACTTTTACTTCTTTCATTTTGTGCTCAGTGTTAGCATCAGTCATCTTTGCAGATGTTGGTGCTGGTCTGCCTTTTTCTTCTGCAGAACCTTTCGCTATGTTCGCCGTTGTACCACCTGCTGATTTAACATTGGTGTTTACCGGTGATGATTTGTTGTCTGAATGGTCGGCAGTGTCCGCTTTAACTGGATTTTTGTACTCTTTCACAGTTTCTTTTGCTTCTTTGCTTTCCATAGGAATTTCTGCTAACTCAGGTGCAACAGCTGGTGCTAAAGATTCTTCTTCTTTCTCTTCACCGGATTTGTCGCCGCCCATCATAGCTTCGAATTCTGCTTTTAGTTCGTCTAAAGCGTCTTCTAAGTCAACAACTCTGTCTTCAACATCGCCTTCTGCATCTGCTTCTGGATCCATTTCTGGTTTGTCCATGTCTGCATCTGGTGCCATAGCGCCTTCTTCATCGCTTGTGATGTCTTTAACTAGATCGTCAGTAGCGTCGCCACCAACTTCTTCGATTGACTCTTCTTCGTTAGCTTCGTCTTCGATTTCAACAACTTCGTCTACTTTCTCGTCTTTAGCAACTTCAGTTTCTTTAACTTCTTCATCTTTAGCTTCGTCAGTAGTTTCATCTACTTTCTTTTCTTCTGATGCTTCAGTTTCTTTAACTTCTTCTTTAGCGTCGTCTTTTGATTCTTCTTTTGCTTCAGCAGTTACTTCTTCGTCTGCTAAATTTTCGTAGATATCTCTTGATTTTTCTACTACGATCTCGTGGAATAAAGCTTCTGCTTTATCGTTTTCTTCATTGATTAGTAATTCTAACAATGATTCAAATTTATTGTTTGACATATTACACGTGCTCCTTGTTTATTGTCGATTTGTACTTATAAGTGTTTGTATTTACATCTAATATGCAAAAACAGTACCAAAGTGGTGTAAAAGGTGTATTTTTGTTAGATTTTAATTTGTAACTCGAACTTAGATAGAAATTCTTCAGTTGAGGGATGATTTATCTTGCCGTTCCACTCATTCTCGTTGGGGCGAAACCATCCTGTGGGTATTACTCTGTGAAACTGTGTATCTGGATAGTCCTGTAAACATTTTTTGGTTTGATTCATCCAGTTGCCGTAAAACGTTGCTTCGTCTTTGCTTTGTTTGTAGTTCCGTGTATCTTTGAATAGGTTGTTAAACTTGAAAGAATTACCTTTGTCGTCCTGTTTGTGTCCTTTGTAATCAAATCCAAGTATATAAATGTCCTTGTGTCCGTGATCACAAGCCATTTTTAATGCAGTAGGACCGCTAGACCAACCTAGACTAGGTTTAAACCATTGTACATGGTTCATTATCTTTTCGTTTTTTTGATATTGTACATTAAAATTGCTCCACACTTTATTATGTAACACATAATCAGTTTCTGCAATCTCTAACATCATCTTGGGATCCACTGCTACGAGATAATCTGGAGTGTGTGTTCTGTATACACCGTTGCAGGCATACACTTTGCCTTGTTCCATTAGATCGTTGATTTCTATGCCCTTTCGAGATTCACCATTCCCTAATACGAAAGCTACTTCCGCCATGCTATAATGCTAGATCGTCGGTTCCTGCAGGTTGTCCATACATCTTTTGTGTGAATACTGCTTCTTCTTTTTGCTGTGCATCGTGGGCCTCTGATGCCATTCTCATTGAATTGATTTGTTTTAATGTTAATCTTGTTTTTCTAGTGTCTGTTGAATCCATTACAGAGATATCACTTTCAGGTTCATACGTTTTGTCTTGCTCAAACCCGTCTGCTGTGTATTGAAAGAATTCAAATAGTTTCATAATCGTATTTAACCTTAAACTTGTCCGCTACCACCCTGGCCTGACCCACCACCTGCGGCTCCACCTGGTGTTGTTCCTGGTGTTCCTGGTTGTGCTCCGCCTGGTTCTGGTGCTTCTGGATCTGCAACTGGCTCTTCAAACTGATCTAAGTCACTTGATATGCCCGACTGTGTTACTCCACCGCCTCTTAATTGGTTTGCTTTACTAGATTTTTTCTGTGGTACATTGTTTTCTTCTGCCCATAGTTCAGCATTTCTTGCCATCTCTTCTTCACTTAAACCTAAATATCTTTTTAGTGCAAATCTTTTACTCATATACGGTAAGTCTGCAACTGCTGTGAATGTGTTTACTCTACTTTGGTCCATTTCAGTTTGTCTGTATGCCGCAAAGTTTTGTGGTGGATTTAGTTTAAGCTCAAACATACTGTTATCGATGTTGTAACCTTTGCCTTTGATCCATAATTTAAACTCTTCGTCAAATGTTGGGTTTAACATTGACTGTAATCTACCACAGTACTTGTTAAATCTTAATTCTTGTATGTAAGCAGTTCCAACTCTACCATCATTGAAGCTTTGTCCGCCATCTTCTGCACCTGTTGGCAAATATGAACTTGGAATTCTTAAACCTCTGAATAATTTGTTTGTGAAGAATCTTAAATCGTCAATTTCTCCTAAGTTAGTACCACCTGGCAGTGTATCTACTTTAGATCCTCTACCTTCTGCTGTCTGTGGGAAGAAATAATCTTCATTTATTGACATTGGGTTGTAAGTTGCGTCGACCATGTTCTGTCCACCTGAGGTACTTGGAATTCTTCTTTGGTTGATCTCATTTTTAACTCTCTCAACGAACTGCATGGCCAAGTGTGTAGGCATATTTCCTACATCTATATAGAACACTCTTCTTTCAGGTGCTCTTTGAACTCTGTAAATGATAATTGCATCTTCTAGTAGTTCTTTTTGTTTGTAAACTTTGAAAACTTGTTCTAACACTGATTGTCCAAATGGAAATAAGTTGTCCATTCCATCTGACATACTCATATGTACAACATGTTCTGCATTAATGTTGTATGCATTCATTGTTTTGTAGAATCTACCACCTGCGTTTCCGCCAGCATATCCTGACATAGAACTTGATGCACCTTGGTTGGCGTATGCTTGACCGCCCATACCTGCACCTGCTCCACCGCCACCTGCTCCACCGTAAGTTTGATTTGGTGTAATTTGTGTAGCTGATAATCTTTGTAAGTTTGGATTGATGTCTCTGATCACATATTGTTCAGGTTTCTTACCTTCTGATTCATTAACAACAACTCTGTCAACTTTTGCATTGTCGATATACAACCATTTCATTGTTTCTGGGTCTCTTACAAAGAAACAATCTCCGTATTTTAATGCATTTCTAAAAATTCTAAAAATTCTTTTGCCTAGCTTGTTAGCAAATGTCCATTGTTGAAGTGCTTTCTTTAAAAGTTTTACTTCATGTTCTGTGGTCTCGTCTTTGAATACAATATCAAATGGTGTTTCATTTTCTGTATTTGTTTGTGTTGAAAATTCTGCTAGGATGTCCAGTGCCGCATTGATTTCACTGTCTGAATCCATTTGGTCATACTGAAAGTATCGTTGAACTCTGTTAGGGTGTCCTGTATACACATCAGGTAGATATGATGAGTAGTTTCTTTTTGCAAAGTTAGGTACCTTCTCCCCTGATATGGGAGACATGTTTGCGTCTTTAAAGTATTTTTTCCAAGCCATAGTAATATATTATACTGTTTTATTCATTAGAGCAACCTAAACCATGCCTACTTGATTCATATCCTTACGAGCTGACGTTTCAACTGCTTTTAAGGCTCTGCTTTCAACTGCTACAAGCGTATTTACGCCATTTACCATACTTGTTAAGGTCTTGTTGGCTGAGTTTAGTTCACTTATCATAGATGACATCTTGTTTTCCAAACCTTTTGTATTAAATGTGCTTTCTAAATTCTTGTTTGCTGATACTGTACTGTTGGATTTTGTGGAAACAATCTCTGGTCCATTTTCTCCAACCAGGTATGGTCTACCGCCGTCCATTCCGCCGCCAAATTCTTTAGCACCTGCATACTGTCCTGCCGCGGCTCCTAACCCTGCTCCTATTAATCCACCTATTAAAGTTCCTATAACAGGAACAACTGAACCAATAAGTGCACCAGTGGCCGCTCCTGCCGCCGCACCGCCTAATCCAAATTGTCCTTGTCTTTGTGTATCCTTGTCATCGCTGGCCATCATGGATAAACTTGAACCAACTCCTATTGCCGCACCTAGTCCTGGTACAGCTCTGCTGGCTCCAAATTTCGCGGCTCCTGCCACTTTGCCTGCATGTTTGCCCATGCCTAAACTTTTTAATATTCCGCCCATGCCTTTGCCTGTACCTATGGCAGTACCTGCGGCAATTATTCCTATCTGTCCCGCTTTGTTAAACAAGAATTTACCTGTTAGTATTCCTGCTAATACAGTAGCCGTTGTGGCTGGACTTTTTGCTAACATGGTAGCAATTGAACCACCTGCTCCGAATGTGCTTTGTACTATTCCCATAAATCCGCCCAGTGCCGGGCCAAAAGATTGCAATAAACTTGTTTCAATTGATTGGAACTGACTTGACAGTACTTTGGTTGCTTGTTCAAATGTTGTTAATCCTTGCACTAGACTTGTAGCTGATTTGTTTTGTTCGTTCATCACAGAACCTGTGTCTGTTATTCTTCTACCTAAATTTATAATTCCGCCTTGCAGTCTTAAAAATTCTACCTGTCCGGTAACAGTGGCTTGTCTAAATTTATCAACACTACCTGATGATAAATCTCTAATTTTAACAAGTGCTTGTTCACTAGTTGTTACACCAGAAATCAAATCATTTACAACATCTCTAGCACCTGGAATGTTTTGTACCAGTGCCAGTGCTGATTCAGTTACTGGAACACCTGCGTTAGCAATCAAGTCCTGGAAGCCTTCTGCTAGATCAGGTGATATACCTGCCACTGTTCCTGCAAATGCCTGAAGTCTTTGACGTGCTTCATCTGTTGCGCCTTGCAAGAATGCTTGGAATCTTTCATTGGCTTGTTGTTGTTCGATTTGTTTTCTTAGTTCGTCTCTCTGTTGACCTGTAAGTTTAGCCAGTCTATCTAGTTCTTCTGCAAAGTTAATTGCACTGTTTACTCTTTGCTTGTCAGTTAACTGATTTAAAATTCCTGTTCTTCTTTGAGAGTCTAAGTTTAATAATAGTGTGTCGTTTATTTCGTCAACGGTAAATCCTAATGGTGCTAATTGCTCTATTCCAACTTCTCTAGTGATACGCCCAAGGTTTGCAATCGCTTTTGCACCTTGTGTTGTGCTTCCAAACAGTGCCGCTAAATTCTGTGAGTTATTTGCAACCAGTTTGGCAAAGTCGTCCAACGGCAATGCCGCATCTCTGGCCGCTAACCTTAAATCAACAATACTTTTTCCAAAGTTACCACCAACCTGTGAAAGTTGTCTAAACGTTTCGATGTTTGTGTCTAACGCTCTTCCAACAGTTTTTAAACCAACTATGTTGTCTGTAAAATCACTAATATTACCCGAACCTCTGAGAGCCGCTTTGCCTAGTCCTACAAATGACTCACCGACTTTCTTGGTTACGCTTATTAATTTTTCATTAGAAACAATTAATTTTTCTTTTGATTTAATTAACTCGCCAATGACTTTGTACTCGTCTTGATCGTACTTGTATTGACCTTGTGCTATCTTCAGTGCTTTGATCTCTAGGTCAATTCTTCTCTTGTCTAGTTTGTTAAATTCTTTTGAGTTTTTAAGGGCTTCTTTGGCAAATGCGGCCGCTTTCTTACGATCAGCACTACCACCACTACCACCAGATACTCCGCCTTTACCGGCTAAATCTTCTAGGTCTTTTATTATCTGTTCTATACTAGCCATACGACTTTATTTTGCCCCTTTTTATACGCACATAAATATTGACATATATACGCAACTAGTGTATATTTATAGAATAAAAAATGACTGAAAATAGTAACCCATTAAACAAGTACTTTAGACAACCTAACATTTATGTGACGTTGCCATCAGGAGCATCATACCCTCCACATGTACTAACACCATCACAATCAGGTGAAATTGGTATACAACCAATGACAGCTAAGGACGAGATTAGGTTCAAAACTCCAGATGCACTGATGAATGGCGAAGGGGTAGTAGAAGTTATACAAAGTTGTGTGCCTCAGATCAAAGATGCATGGCAAGTTAAGAGTTACGATCTAGACACATTATTAATTGCTATCAGAATTGCCACGTACGGCGAAACAATGGACTTTACTTTTACTGTTCCGGGAGCAAATGAAAAGGTTACGCACTCACAAAATTTACCAGCAGTACTAGATCAAATCAAAGGTACAACCATAGAATCAGAGATTGTGCTAGATGACGGATTAAAAATTGCTGTTAGACCGTTAACATACAAAGACATGACCACAGCTTCACAGCAAACATTTCAACAACAAAAAATGTATAGTGCTGTACAAGATTCAGAACTACCAGATGAGGACAAGTCAAAAAGATTTAACGAAAGTTTTAAAGCACTGACAGATTTAAACAGTTCAATATTACTAAAAAACATTTCTACAATAACAATGCAAGATGGCACAGCAGTAAGTGATCCTGCACAGATAAAAGAATTTATGGATAACGCAAATGCCAAACTTATAAAAGAGATTGAAACAAAAATAATTGTGTTAAGAACACAAGGTGCAGTTAAGCCTTTAAAATTAAAAGCAACAGAAGAGCAGATCAAGAAAGGTGCTCCGGCCACATACGATGTGCCGATAACATTCGATACTGCAAATTTTTTCGTATAACGTTGCTGTCACAATCGGACTCTGATATCATTAAAACATTAACTGATATGGAGAACTCTTCAAAAGAAATCAAACACGACCTATTAAAAATATGTTGGTACATGCGTGGAGGCGTTAGTTATGATGAAGCCACAGCAATGAGCCCACAAGAACGTGAGATAATAGGTAATCTGGTTAAAGATAACCTAGAAACAACCAAAAAAACAGGTCAACCTTTCTTTTAAAATATAGTATACTATAATGGTATTACAAAATATGGATAATTATTAGCTGTATGTCTGAAAAAGACCTAGTCAAAGAACTAAAATCCGCCATCACTGATCTAACACAAGACAGGGACGAGGCTCTTGATAAAATTAAATCAAAAGAGTCACGACTGAAACAGGTGTTAATCAAATTGGAACACGCCACAGGTGACGTGCAGAGTTTAGGACACAAGATAGGAGACCAAAACAAAACAATCTCAGATCTTCAAGCTAAATTAGATACCAAAGAAAAACTGTTAGACGAAGCACTTGACAGATTAAAAGGCATACATGATGACAGCACAGAAAAAACAGAACCAAAAGAAATCGAAACAGACGACAGCGAGTAATCCTAAGGAAGAAGTTATCCGTTGGGTTAAAGAGTTCGTTGAAGTCCCTCATCCAATGTTTGCCGACTACCCACCATGCCCATATGCCAAACAGGCAAGACTACAAGGCAAGGTAGACTTCGTAGAACTAACAGACATGGAGCCTGATTCAAACATATGGACCAGCATAGATCATTTTGATTTCAAACGTAAAGATGTTCTAGTGATTATCGCAGATGCAAAGAGATGGACTCCGCACTATGCACAGAAATTAGCAGACCAATTAAATGGTACGTATGCACACAAGGACTTATTGATAATGGAAGACCATCCCAAGTTAGTGGAAAAGGTAAAAGACGTAAAACTAAATCAAGGCAAGTACACATTACTGTTGGTACAGAGCAGAACCAAACTTAAACGGTT